TACGCAACACCTACGGCACTAGCCATAGACGACATTGCTGCTTTGTACATTTTTACAAAATATGTCCCCATTTGAAATGCAAGGCTGATTGCACTCATTGCGCCAGCCATCAATGGGAGAGAAATCATGGCAAGTTTGTTAACTACTCCGAGTAGTTTTCCGTACATGGAAATCATTTTTCCTGCATCACCACGGAAGTCAAAAACTTGACCGCCAAAACCGTCGTAGCGTCCTCTAGTGCGTCTTCCTCCGCCACCTCCGCCGCGCCCGCCACGCCTGCCACGGCTACCGTCATCGTCGCCGCCACTACCGCCGCCACCGCCACCACCACCTCGGGGTTCTCGGTCTCGCTCGCGGTTGTACCGTCTCTGAGCGTCAGTTAAATCTTCAAGCGCGCGACGAGTAGCGACAATCGTTGCAATATCAGAATTGACTTCAATGTCAATTACTACTCGCTCTGCTGGCATGTATCCATCTCCGTGTTAAGGGTTATGAATATGAGCGCTCCAGCAAAACTAACGGCTTTGTCTCCGTTGTTCCGCTTCCTGTTTTTCTCTATCCGTCTGTATTACTTTAGCACATGCAAGGCGTATAACCCATTCATCTTCACTACTGTCAAGGAGCCGAATCGGATCGGTTTTGAAGAGGTCTCCAAGCCTCGCCGCTAAAACTATGCGGAAATCGTCCGTTAACTCTCGGAAGACCTCTTCGTAGGGTCCAACGTGTCAACCTGGTCTCCGTAGCCAGCAGCCTCAATAATCGCAACTGCCGCAGATTCAACATGGGGTTCTAGCCCAAAGAAAGCCAAAACGCAGTCAGGATGTGGGCGAGTGGTATCTGTCATCTGCATGATTTCTGGTGAAGCAAAAGTAACTTCAACACCAGTTTCATCAGTAGCAATTTCGTCGTTCAACAAAATGCCAGTAGTAGTCGCGGCAATCAAGTTGGTGGAGAACTTCAAAGTGTCCATACCGCCTTTGCGCTCTTCACCAGCGTTCCTGCGCCAAGCCTTCAATTGATTCTGTGTGATGTTTGGGGAAACACGAATCATTACGCCTGGTCGTTCAGGGATGGCGATGTACACGTCATCACGACGTACTTTTTCTTTGATTACCTTTTTGAGTTGGTCTAAAACGTTGTCGGATTCAACTAACTGCTGAGAACTCTTAGACGTCTTCGATGCTTTGCTGTCGCTGTCATCTGAATTGAATGTAATGTTGGTCATGGACGCAACACTAACACGGTTCAAACCGTCAAAATGTAACCCCGAAAATTAGGCTCCCGTAGTGGTAGTTGCTGGCGCAGTGCCCACAGAAACCGTGGCGACGCTGAAGGTCAGCGTAAAGGTTGCTGGCGTTCCCGAGGTTGCGTCACCGTCTGGCTCAGTCAAACCTACAAGCAAAGCCTTGGTGTACTGACGATCTGCGCCAGGAACCGCAATGTCGCAGTCAAAAACATGGATATCAATGTCATAGCGAACACGACCCACCAACTGACGCAACGATTGAATCAACTTGAGGAATGCGGTATCTGTTGATACATAGCCAGTCAAGGTGATGTCACCAATTTCTGATGGCGCACAAAGCGTCTCAGAGAACAAGTCTCCACCGTGGTAAACCTTCTCCACCGAAGCGGTGATTTCTCCACCAGCAACCTGAGTGAAATAGTCAGGGAATTTTGGAAGACCCGTTGTGCCTTCCGAAGGCGTAATCTTGCCAACAATTTGGCGTTGTGTAGCAAGATTTTTGAACAGTGTTGGGCGAGCCATTTATTCCTCCGTTATGCCAAAGCAGTTGTTAGATTTGATTTGATTAGATCAACTTCAATTTTGTCTCCAACGCTTGAGACACGAACACCAACTCTTGCCTTAATTGTTCCTGTCTCAAGATCAGCGACAGGATTCAATGAAGCGTCGCACTTGATTGTGTAACCGTAATCAATTCGACTACCGAGGGCATCAAACCCTTCGTAGAACCCGCCCTCAATACGGATTGGCTCCAAAACAGACTGAAGGGCGTTGATGATGTTCGCAAACAACGTTGAACGACCGTCAATCGTTGAGAAGACAAGATTTTCCAAGCGATTATTGGCTTGAACGGAAATGTAGTTGATAACTTCCCTAGCGGTAATGAAACGCCATTGAGCAACAACTGACGAGTGTGAACGAGCACCGTAGATACGAACTCGACCGTTTACCAAACGCAGTGGGTTCACATACGATTCGTCCATCAAATCTGCGTCCGCACGGCTGACTGCCTGAGTTAGTCCAGAAACAAATTGCGCCTCCGAAGCGACACCAGCATAAGCCTTCCACGGACCAGTGGAGTTATGAGTACGAGAACGAACAGCGGCTACATACGCTTCTGGTGGCAAATCAACCGTTGTTGAACCCTGTGGGATTGTGACCCACGGATGATAGAAAGCCATAAATTCGTGTGAAGTTGTTCCTGTGTATCCAGTTGATGCGGAACGAGCCTGCGACAAAGTGTTTGTTGAAGCAAAACCTGCCAACGCAACACGATTGTTTGCGGCTGCGTGTGTGCGAAGAGCATCATACAGTGCGCTGTCCGAAGCACCTGTGGCGATTCCAGGTGCCGCAACAGCGCCTGCGCCAAGTTCTTCAGTGAACAAAGAAATTGCGGTGATGAAATCTGATTTTGCAACAGAGCCGTCAGCACCGTTTGATGGCGCTGAAGATGCTGCAGTTACCAACAGCGTTGCATTAACGGCAGAAGCAGTCAGAGCGCAAGTTACATAGTTGGCGGCGGTTGCGTCAGCGTTTACTGCGGTGACCAAAGCGTTCAGACCCTCAAATCCCGTTCCCGAGAAAATCGTAGTGCCACTGTAGGTAATTGTGACATCAAAATTGGTTGTGTTGTTCGTGACAGCAAAACCCAAACTGTTTCCCCACACACCTTTGCTAACTGCGGTGAAAGTTACACCAGCAGCAGAAGAAGTCCCTACAAGTGCTTTTGTTGCGGCGACGCCAGCGGCGGCATTAACTTTAACGAAATACATTCGAGCGCCACCTTCTTCAAAGAAGGTTTTCGTGGAATACCACGAGTAAGAGCCAGTTACGTGCTCTCCGAATTTTGTTTCGAAATCTTCAAGCGAAGTGACGGCTACTGCTACAGAGCCTTTTCCACGTTCTGCCGTACCCAAAAGAAAAAAAGTGGCTGCGGGAGCAAGCCCAGTATTCACTGCACCTGTACGAACTGCTGTTGAGATTGTTACGCCGGGCATCTAGCACCCTCCATTTGGGTTAGAGAAGTTTCTGTAAAACGAGTATACATTACTTAAACTGTCTAAACAGAAACACCATTATTTGATGTGGTTATTTGTTCTGGTTCTTCTTTATTTTCATCCACAGCAACTTGACCTTCTGTGCCCGAATTTAGGGGATGCTCGGTTGATGCTGATGAAGATTTCTTTTTTTTTGGACTTACAGCAGTTTGAGCGCTAACTTCACCCTCAAGCAACTCCAGTAAACCCGCTTCAATAAGGGAAACGACTTCTTCGGTTTCTTCAACCCAAGCAGCAGTTTCACCAGTCAACAAATGACCCTCTTCGGAAACATCAAGATACCCTTTGGTTTTATTCCAAACACGAAGAGTCCCCTTGTGACCTACCTTGTCGTAACTTGGTTCCATTAGTAAGTTGCTCCCGTATTGCGCATGTTGTAATTTTGAATTTCATAGCCATCTATAGCCGCAATTTGGTCTCTATAAATGACTTCGTTCAATATTAAATTGTAGCCTAAATAAGCGCCCGCTAATACTCTGTCACCTTTAATGAGGGTTAAGTCAGAAAACTCCTCAGTAATAGAAGATTCGTCAACCATTACGTCGGCATCAAATGTGCTGTCGTATCGTGTCAAACAGGGTTTATCCATCAGCGCCGACCTGACAACCGTTGTCAACCTATCTCGCATTAATGTGACGGCTTCAGAACCCTCGGTTTTCGTCCAAATATAGGTGCGCATATTGTATGTAACTCTATATAAGGGGTCACCCTGTCCGCCTTGCATCATGCGCTCAAAGGGTGAACTTGATAAACACACCGTAATGATGCTCGGCCAGTGGTCAAGAGCAATCGGTTCATAAGTGAGGAAAAATTCAGGTGTTGGCAACTCATTTGAGTCAAGATTCCAACCTGAGCGATAGCGGTTTATTCTGTTCGGCAAATCGCTATTCAAATATGTGTTGACGTAGTACTTAGCCCACTGTGCCCCATGCATCAAGTCTGTTACTGGTGTGCTCATTTATCTTGTTCTTCCGTCTGAAACATAATCTGCTGCCAATATTGCAAGGCGCTCAGCAAATTGCTTTGGTTCGTAAACAATCTTTCGTTTGGGCATCCTAGTGGTTCCGTATTGATGGAATTTCGCATACTCCAAATCGGTACCAAAAGTTGCTGATTTCATTCTGATGCTATTCGCAGGACCATTGAGAGACCGTAATTCCCTGAACAGTTTTCCAGACGCCACCATAATTGGGGCACCTGGAAATTTTGTTGCTTTCCATGCCGCGTAACGAGGTTTAAGAGGTGACCATCCGCCAACAGGCAAACCGTTCCGTGCAAAGTTTTCCGCATTTGCTCTTTCTAGTTCCCTTTTAGCCCAACGGAAAATAGGACGAAAATCTCTAGAACGACGCTCCATAGCGTTCATTCTTGCGATAGCCGCTCGGGCATCAACCTTGATTCTGATTCTTAAATCACCAGGCACGATTTACCCAATCCTGTTTCTGCGCCACCGTTTCACAGACATCAATTCTTTTTCCAAGAAACCCGTTTCCTGTAAAGCAACTTCACGAGCGCCAAGGTCTTTGATGCCCACAACATCGTCGTGCATGTTTTGTACTTCTCGAGCAGCGGCTCGAAGAATCATTAATTTAAACATTTTGATTCCGTCTCCAGCCAAACCAGCAGTGTAGGTTATGGTCACATTGTCGTTTGCGTACCCGCGGTAATAATCAATGCCGTATGTGCGAACTGTGTAGTCATATCCGTATGCATTGGCGATACCTGCCTGAGCGTAAGTACCTGCTGTGAGACCACTCTGCACAACAGTAAAAGTGTTGGTGGCAACAGCAGTAATCACCTTTGAAGTTAAATTCAATGCGCTGCTGGACATCCCTGTTATGGACACTGTTTGACCAACAGTCATACCGTGGCTGGAAGCAGTGTAAGTAACATTGGAACCCGCCACCGTTGCTGAACTAACTGTTGCTTGCCTCTTTAGTGCTTCACCTAAAGTTTGTTGAACTTCTGAAAGATTCTTAACAGTTACGCTTTGAACAGAAAGAACTGGGGAGTTCTTCAAATAAATTGTTGGAGGTGGTGTGCCGTAGGTGATAATTCCTGCAGCGTCAATATCTGTTGAAGAGTACGCATCGTTAAAAAGACTTGTGCTCATTGGCAAACCAACATGGTCAGACTCAAGAACGTGTGTCTCTACGAATGATGCAACCTCAATGGGTCTACGCAGATATGTTTCCAATTCGCTTTGAAGACCATCAATAACAAATTGAGCAGCGTCTTCTTGCCTATTAGAAAAACTAATATCCATGTAAGTCTTTAGATCGGACACCGTCACTAAAGCCATCGGTTACCTCCGATTGTTAGCGACGACTATTGCGGCGTCTTTCGAGCCTGTTAGCGACACCACGAGCGACACGGGCAAGAGCGCCCCTGATTCCGCTCCTACGTGGAGAGCCACCTCTTGGCGTAACATTCCGTGGATTGCCTGCGTTGCGACCTGCACGACCCGCTCCTCGTGCTGTTCTCTCGGCTGCTCGCCCACGCCTTGCGGCATTACGGGCGCCAGCAACAGCACCACGGCGTTGCCTTCGTGCCGCATTTAGTTCTGCCTGACGACGACGGTAATATCTGGCGTTGCCAGGAACATTGCGACCACCCACACGGCGAGGGCGACGAACGAAACGGGCACGTCGGACTACATTGCCTCCAGTGTCTACGTCTGTTCGGAACTCAACGTCTTCTGTTGATCTTGGTCGTGGCATCAGTACTCCTTGAAAAGGACTACCCGAATTTTACCACATAAGAACTATCGGCAATATTTAGCGGTCTTTATTAGGAGGTCTCTCAATATTGACGAAATCTTCCGTCACGGGTTTTGCTACCTCAATCGGAACCCAAGCACGAGAATACTCGTATTTCTGCCAATTCTTCTTCTTGAGCAAGCCGTCGGACATCAGAAGGTCTATCTCGTCGTCATGCATTAAAAGAACATTACTTAAGTCGTTTTCTTCATATTTGCCCGATGCGACTATCCGTTTCACCAACCTGCTTAAGGCATACGAGTTGACCGAGCCCTTCGCCCTGTTCAGCCTCACATGCATAACCATTGCATCGATTTCATCCACATCTTGATACAGGACTGGGATGGAACTGCCATGTTTCTTCAAAAACTTTTCTTCATTAATGGAAATTAGATAACGCTGATAGCCGTCAATAATTGTGTTGTCTGAATATTTCACGACAAGAGGCTGAAGCCATCCGTGTTCAATCATGGACATTCTAAGCAACATTTTTTCTGGTCTCAGAATGCTCGTCGCTCCCCACGAAGGTATTTTCAAAACCTTGTTTTCTACTTCTGATATGTTCATGCTAATAATCCTCTCCTGCCTCTATGGCTTTGAGCCTCATTGTGTGTGCTCTTGTTTTGGGTCCTACAGGAGTTGGGGTTGACTGATGGAATTCATTCAACATCAAAGTTCTTATTAGGTACTCCAAGGGAAAACCGTGAGGGTCTACTGTTCGCTTTTTGCGGAAAGCAGAAGCAAACTTTAGCGCATCTAAACGAATACCTGGCGTCAACATGTGGTCGTCTATGCAATCAGAAACACCGTCCCACCCGTTCGCCGCATAGTTTGAAATAAGTGTCTCAATATCAAAATCAGCCCAATACCTTCTCTGCGCATCTATCTGCGGAAAACAACGAACAAGTTGGTCGTAGAACTCAGGTTCAGTTGCAACCACATCGCCTATTCTCCGAATGGCTACAGAATGAAGCGGTATGCCAACTCGGCTATTGCTTCCAGTCAACTCTGCCAAGTCGTAATACTCGCAATAATCTGCTTTATGCTCATCAATAATGAACTTGAGAACATCTTCCGTAGTCCAATCGTAAATAACTTTGGCGAACTTGAGAGGTATTGATTTAGGCAACAAAAAGGGCGAAACAATGTAGTTTTCGTGCAATTTCTGCACACACGACCTATACCTAACCATTGATTCATTAGCCCTCACTCCCATGACAAAAGCGGTTCTACCTTTTTTGCCCTGCATCGTGTAGTAGTCAACAAGATGAGGACAGGGTTTGGATGGGTCTAGACCAAAGTTCTCCGCCCTAATAGCCCATTCGGGCATTTCTCTTACTAGACGCCCATCTTCCCGTCGTTGTGGCGACCACAACAAAACATATTCCCGTCTTCCCAAAACCCAAATCTCTTGACCTGATGGTAAGCAATACCACTCCATGTCAACCCAGTCGTATTGACGAACTTTTTCTACAAACCTGATTACGGACGGGCTAACCATTTCTTCATCACGAAAAATAACTTTTACTTTTCCAAGATTTCTTTCTTCATGTATTTCCTTCGCCAAATAAATTATGGCTGTGCTGTCTTTCCCGCCAGAGAATTGGTAGCAGACAGTGTCAAAAGTGTCGTAAACATGGCGCAGTCTTTCTCTAGCCGCATCAACACAAGATGTGTCAAGAAATAGTCGTTGGCGAGTCAAAAAACCGTTTCCTAGTCTTCAAAATCGTCAAAGTTATTTTCTAGGGTAAGGTTCTCAAACTCCCATTTTCCATCCAATGATGCATGAAGGGCGTAGTCAATCTTTGTCGGCTCCATCTCGAAATCTTGCATTAGCGACCACCATTTGGTTATAGCCCGACGATAAAAATCTTCTGTGGGATTTGCGGACTGGGAAGCAGCCAAAGCCAATCTAGTGACCTCATCAAGTTTCTCGGTTACAAAAAATCTGAATCTGTCAATCTTTGACCTGCGGACGGCAGAGTTAGCCGAAGTTTCAGCAAGAAGAATCGCTCCCTCTGCACCCAATTTTTCATATTGACTAAGACGAATCTTTTCCTCTCGGTCAATACCGACTATTTGCTCTTCTAGGTTTTGGGAAAGATACTGCAGAGCGCGTCTCCATCGCTCCAAGTTTTCTGGCATTGCCAAATATTTCTTTTGTGCTTCGGTTGCTTTATTTTTAACTTCCTCTGCGACAAGTCGAGAGAATGCTTCATCGTTCATTTCTTTTTGCTCCATGCAGGACATATAGGTTTAAAGTGACACCATCCGCACAATACCCCAACTTTGGTCTCAAAAACCTCTGTTTGGCATCGTTCGTCTATGGCATTTCGTATTTCCACCAACATTGACTTGATTCTATTTATATCTTCTTTTGTCGGGTCTTTGGTCAGTTTAACTCCGTCTTTGATATAGAGCAACTCCAAAGTCCCTATCTCCTTGTCTTCAATTTCTGACAAGATAACCGCATAGATAAGTAATTGGTCAAACTTGTCATCTCGAAATCGCAATTGGGGAACTTTCCCTGTTTTGTAATCTCCAATATTTATTTTTCCTTCTTTGACAGCCCACCTGTCAATAAAACCTTTAATTTGCACACCAAGAACAGAATGATTTAATTCGGTCTCAATACCGTCAAACTCGATTGCGTCAGAAGGTTCCATTTTCATCAAGTTTTCTATACAGTAGCGAGCCCTTAATCTGAACTCGTTTATGCGAGATTTATTACCGTGATAAATGTTTGCAACATCATCGGAATACTGTTCCCAAATTGAACGGAACAAATTTCTTGCACCAATAACCGTTCGTTGGGAAGGCTCAAGACGATAAAACTCTTCTAAGATAGAATGCACATAATTGCCAAGCAATGTGTGCTCTGTGGCTGGTTCTTTAAGCCCGTCAATCCGAGAAAGTTTGTACTTATACGGACATTGCTGAAATGTGCTTATTGAACTTGGCGAGAGATATTCGGGGGCGTTAAGCACATCAGTCAATATCTTTACGGGGTGGCATATCAGGAGATTGAGTTTTCTTTGGTGTCTTAGTCTCCACGACCACCGAACCCTCAAACTGATAAGACATTAATTCCGCAATGAGAGCGTCAAGTTCTTCTTCAGTGAATTCTGAAGGCTTAGGAACAGGGCGACCCCCACCGTAATTAGACCAAAAGTCTTTTATCTTTGCTTTGTTCTCATTCTTTGATTCAAGCAATGTTTTGAAATGTGAATATTTAGGAGAAATAACGGGCGCCAAAGGGGCAACCGTGGTGGCTTCCATCGCCTGCTCTATCTCAATTGCTTCTTCAGAGCGAGCAAGATACAAGCCGATACCAAGAGTTTGAACTGCTTTCTTTAAAGCGTCAGAGACGGCACCCTTGACTTCGTCGCCGATGTCAACGGGTTCACCGTTTTTGGAAATCTTGATTTTTTGTCCACCGACACCATCTCGAGTAACGGTGTTTCCCTCAATTGTCGCCACAACAGAAACCTGAGCGACGATTGATGTCCCCAACTGTTGCCAATTCTTCACCGTGAATGACCAATTTTCCACACCGACAACTTTGTTCATGCGATTAATCACTTCGCTAACTGGTACATAAACCAAGTTTGCGCCACCTTTGTTCAGGCGCTTTTCCATTTCTGGTGGAAAAGATTCTGTCAGTTGAGCATAGACATTATTCATGACTGTTCCTTTCTTACAATGATGCTTGTTTTGAGTTCGCCGACTTCACAATATTGGTCTGCGTTGATGCCTAGTTTTGATAACTCTTTAATGCGCCAATAGGACGGCTGTAGGTAGTCAAGGAGTTTCATAGCCACCTCATCGGCAGTCAGAACAACTTCTCCCGTATCCATGTCAACAGACAAGTCGTTGAGTCTGCGCAAAACTTCGGAGGCGAGGTCTTCGTGCTTCCAACCTTTGCGGTCAAACGCCGATTTCTTTTCGATTTTCTGCCCGTTTGATGCCGTCGCCTCGTCCGTTTTGAGTTTTTCCGCAATCAGATTTGAGTACTGCGTAAAAAGATATGAAATGTCACTCTTGACTGCGTGAAGCAGAACAAGTGTGTCAAACCAAATTTGCTCATCTTCTTGGTTGAGGTTGCTTAGAGCCTTATCGCCAATCGCCATCAACGCTTTACGGAGTTCGACAATTGGCAATAGGTGCTCGTTAGCAAGCGCTTCTTTGCTCCAACTGCTCATACAAGCGAAGGGATTTTTGAATTGAGTGATACGGAGATTCTCACTAAAGTGTCAATGCTTGGCGAGAAATGACCATTCTCTATTCTGTTAATCGTCTTGCGGTCAACACCAGCAATCTCTGCCAAACCCTCTTGGCTTAGTTCAAGATTGTTTCGTGACTTTTTTACCCATGAAGCAATTACATCTCTGCTTTGACTGCTGGCAGTTCGTAACTGTGATTTTGTGGGTGACTTGTGCGGTTTTTTCATATGCTTACTCCCTTGGTAGTTAGTGGTATAGGTTTATCTCACACGATGATAGTGGCTTTTCTCCTTTGAGGCAACCCCAATCCAGTTAAATGTGTAAAAGCGCCTACGGCTGAGTCAACTTGGTCATCATGGGTACAAGCCTCTGGGAATGACGAAATTTCGTCAAGCCAATCAGTTATCCATTTGCCACGGACTAGACGAACATTGCCATTTGCTACGGCGGCGGCAAACGGTCTTGCCCTCGTTTCTTTGTCGCCCGAAGACCGTATCCCCTGCAAGTCCCAACCAGGAACCACATATCTTGCATATTGGTCAATGAGGGCTTTCCCTGATGAGCCTGGCTCCTGCTCCATCCTGATGGCACAGGCTTTCCCATCCTCCTGAGCAGTCTGAGCAATAAAGGCTTCCACCTTGTCCGATTTAGCCCTAATTTTGCGAACATCCATAATGTAGGCAATTCCTTGGTCAAACAGCATTAAAGTGCCCGCAGTCCAGTCGGGGTCGGTATTCCCCGAATGGGGCTCAGTAGCCGCCAAGTCCCAATACCGCACAGCACGAGCGCTACTAGTAATTTCGGGGACATCGGCGCCATCTATAATTGGGAAATCAGTCCTGTCAAATAGTGTTCCGAGGGTTGTTGCCCACCAATCACCAAATTCAAGCCTTCTGCGCTCTACGGGGTCAAGAATCGAGAGGGCTTGGCGATATGACTCGGCGTCAATTCCTGGGTTGTCAGTTAAAAATGATGGAACAAAAAATCTAGACTCATTTTTGCCCTCCACAATAAATCGTTGCCGAACCCAATTGGGGGCAGGGTTGGAGGCAGAACGCATCCGCAAAGGTACTTTTGACAACGGACCAGAGGCGGGTCTACGCAAACGAGAGAACATATATCTGTAATCAGACTCTCGTATTTCAGTCACCTCATCCATGCCAATAAACTGAAACTCGGAACCCTTGTAGCGGAGATAGTCATTGGTGTTATTCAAATACCCGAACGATATTCGGGCACCCGAAGGGAAGGTGGCTACATAACTATTGGCGTTCCAATGCACATCATCGTGTGCCGAAACCCAACCACGGAAACGATCCATAAGCGCACCTGGAAGAGCCAAGTCAGCATATGTACGACGAAACAAGATTGCCGAATATCCAGGTACATCAACATATTGCAGAGCAGCCATTAGTAGCGCCGAAGACTTGCCTCCACCAGCAGCCCCACCGAACAGACCCTCAAGTGAATAACTCCGCAAAAACACTTTTTGAGTTAGCGATGCTTCCTCAGGGCAGAAGAGTGGTTCCTTCGGTTGAAGGTATTCTAAAATTTTATCCCAGTCAGCCATTAGCCCTCGTAAAAATAGGTAGATCTATAATGTAGTATTAAATAGGTCTTTCATTTGCTAAGGTGACGGTCTCAATGGATATTTATCGTAAATTAAGATTATTCGCCACACGCCGCAACCTTGCAAACTGTTTGATGTTTTTATTCGTCGTAGGCGTTGCGTTAGGTGCTGGTTTAATATTTCCCCCCGCGGGATTTATTGCTGGCGGTATCGCCTGCGGAATCTATGGGTATCTGTTGGGATCTGAATAATGGCTTGGAACAGCAACAACAATAAAGATCTCAGGAACAGCAGTGAAAAAGCCTTGTCCAATCCCGGCGCTCCGATTGCATTTGATACACAAAGAGCAGGCAAGCCTTACAAAGATGGATGGGACATAGAGCGAGCGTACCGAGATGGTATGCAAAAAGTTACGTGGGTTTTTCGATGCATAGATGTAATCGCAGGCAATCAAGCACGCTTGCCTGTCATTTTGCGAAAAGGCAACGACCAACGAGGTGAACTAACCAAAGATAATAAACCGCTACTAGAAATATTCAACTCAAAATCCAACGACGGAGAAAACTCTTTCGCGTTCAGGTACAGAATCTCGGCACAACTCTTGATGAGCACGAGAGGTGTTTTTATTGAAAAAGTTCGTTCTCGTGACGGAAAAATTATTGCACTACAACTTCTTCCGCCTCAACACACAGCACCAATCCCTGACCCCAAAAAGTTCGTGGCAGGTTTTGAAGTGGATATGCGCAACGGAACAAAGTTCACTCTCAAGCCAGAAGATGTCTGTTGGATTAGACGACCACACCCATTAGACCCGTATCTTTCAATGACCCCAATGGAGTCCGCGGGTATTGCAATTGAGTTGGAAACTTTGTCAAAACTCTATAACCGAAACTATTTGCTGAACGATGGGCGACCTGGCGGATTGTTGGTTGTTCGTGGCGACATGGAAGATGACGACAAACAAGAACTCAAAAACCGTTTCCGTGGAAACCTTTCAAAAACAGGGTCAACAACTGTTATCGCTTCAGAGGCGGGTGTTGATTATGTTGATACTTCGGCGTCGCCAAGAGATGCCGCATACACGCAAATGCGAGAAATTCAAAAGAATGAAATCTTCGCCGCCTTTGGTGTCCCTGAGTCCGTTATTGGTAATGCCGCTGGAAGAACTTTCTCAAATGCTTCAGAAGAACTAAGAGTTTTTTGGATGGAGACAATGGCTCCACATCTACACACTCTCGCTCGTGCGTTTGACGAACTTGACGATAGATACTACGTTGATTTTGACACCAACGACATTCCGATTCTCATTCTTGCTAAACAGGAACGAGAGCGCTATGTCATGGACGAATTTCAACAAGGATTGATTAGCCTGAACGAATATCGAGACGCAACAGGGCGCAAAAAAGTTGAATCAGAACTTGCCGACAGTCTTCTCTCCAATCCGAACCTCACACCTATCGCCAACACGGAGAAGCCATTTAAACCTGAGGAACAACAACCAGTTGACATGGCTGGAGTTGATCCAAATGCCGTACCAGGTGGTCTTCCTCCGCAGGAAGGCGCTATGGAAATGCCTCAACCTGCTCCGCCTACACCAGTTCCTGCTCCAGAAATGCCAGCCCAAGCACCTACTGAAACAGCGGCTCTGACCCCAGACCAGCAACTTTCTGAGTTTGAAAAGATTCAGAGCGAAATGCAACTCAAGTTCCTTAATGAACTTGAAACCAAGGCGGACACAGATACCGACAGGTGGACTGAAATTCTTGACCGAGCACTTGAGCGTTTGTTTGAAAGACAACAAAGAGTTGTCATGGAGAAAGCATTTGGTAAACGAGGGGCGAAAGCGTTAGCAACAGGTGCTTTGACGGTTGACATGATTTTCGACCCTGAGGTTTGGAACAAGCAACTTGCGGACGACTTGGAGCCAATCATTATTTCCATTTATCAGGACGCAAAAGAATATGTTGCTTCTAGAACCAGTGAGCAGGTAACTCTTGAACCTCAAGAGGTTGAGAAACTCGCCCAACAGCAAATAGCAAGGGTTCAAGAAGCGAATACAACAACAGGAGCAGAAATCGCTGCGGCTATTGCCGTTGCGTTGATGGAAGAAAATCAAGAAGAAAGATCGGTTCTTCTGCGACTGGCTTTGATTGCGATATTCCTAAAATTGATATCCAAACGCAAACGAGACATTGCCGAACATGAAGCACAGTCTTCATACAATGGCGGTGTCTACCTGGCAGGCAAAGACAGCCAAGGCAGTTTCACGAAAACATGGCTGACAAGAAAAGACTCTCGTGTTCGCACCGCTCACAAATTTCTTGAAGGAAAGACGGTGAAATTCGGAGATGGATTTGTCGTTGACGGGTTGACTTTGCGATTCCCAGGAGATCCGATAGCCCCACCCGCGCTCACCTTCAATTGTCGTTGCCGTCTTCGTTTTGGGTTTGACTCGGAGTAGTTTCAGTAAAATACCCCAATATACTGAAAGTGTTCCTTTTTTGGCGCTCCAAATGGTTTATTGTTTATAAACAAACATTTTTGGAGAACAATGCCAACATCACTATCAGAAACACAACAATATAAAGCGCTGCAGGGTCAATTCAATATTGACGAAGCACTTGGTGTTGTTGAATGCTTCGTCGCAGGTATTGGGAACAAAGACTCTGTTGGTGACATCATCGTACCTGGCGCTTTCAACGAGAGCCTAAAGAGGCGTAAACCCCGTGTTGTATGGGGTCACAACTGGAATGAGCCAATCGGCAAAGTTCTTGAAATGTATGAAGTCCCATCGTCCGACCCTCGATTGCCCATGAAGATGCGTGCCGCTGGGATTGGCGGTCTCTACGCCAAAGTTCAATTCAATCTGAAGTCAGAAAGAGGACGACAGGCTTTTGCTGATGTTGCTTTCTTTGGCGAAGAGCAAGAATGGTCAATCGGCTACAAAACACTAGATGCCGATTTCGACCCCAAGCGTCAAGCCAATGTTCTCAAAAAAGTTGAACTTTACGAAGCAAGCCCTGTTCTTCACGGTGCAAACCAACTCACTGGGACTATTTCAATCAAATCTTTTGAGGGACAAGACAATAACGAGAGCATTAAGGCTCAAATGCGAGATGAAAAAGGCAAACTCACTGAGCAGGGGCGTTCTTTGCTTATGCGTATCTTGGCTAGCAGTATGGCAAGACAAAAGCCTGAAGAAGAAGAGAAGCCTCGCAAAGAGTCAGAAGAAGACGGCAACGATGACGCTGTCAATGCTCCGATGCCCGACAAGGGACGCAGGGAAAATCTCCCCTACGCCTTGGCAAAAAAGTTCGGTGGGTCAGTAAGAATTCGAGAGTCCGACCCCAACAGCGTCATTTTTGACCATCGCGGGGAAACGGGTGAAATAGTCACTCTGCGCGCTTCTTACCATTACGAAGACGACAAGTTCATGATTGGCGAACCGACAAGAGTCAAACCGCAGACCGTATATGTCAATGTTGAGGGCGACAAGCCAAGCGGTTCTGACGGCGAACGACGCTTTGAAGACCGCTACCGAATGGAGCAAGACCCACAAGTTCCAGCAGGCGTAAAACCAAAGTCCCCAGAAAAGGCTGACCCTCTTGGTGGAATCATTCCACAAGAAATCGTCACTGCACGCACACGAGGCTATGGTCCTCGTAGAGGCAACCTTGAAAAGTTGTTGCGCTATTGGCGCCCAATCATGAAGAAGCCAGGCGGTTTCCGACGATGCCGAGTCATTCTTGCAAACCATCCCGAGTTGTACCCACTGAGCAACATCTGTGCTTGGCTGCATCACGAAACAACTGGTCTCTGGCCGAACGAAGGATGCCATCATCCAGGCATGAAAAACTGCCGTGGGAAACTGAAGAAGAACAATTGGAGCGACTCAGAGTTCAATGAGCGCTTGGGTTCAATACTCAAGCCAGGTAAATCCTTGGATTCGCTCAACGAACAAGAACTCAAATCAATCTTTGATTTCCTTGACAGCGAGGAAAAAGGATACGAAATGATGGAACAACTTGCTACCCGTCTCGCCGATGACGACAAGCCAAAGGGTGAGGAAGAGATGCAACTTGAAGATGTTGAATTCGAGAACGAAGATGAGGGCAACGAAAAGGCTTACGAGGCTCTTAAGGAGTTCATGAACTCGGAACCAGATTTCATCAACTACATGGCAGATAAAGATAATTGGGTGATGGAAGGCGACGACGACAAGGGCGGCGTCATAGAAATGCCTTACTACGACTCAGAAAAAGAACACGACTGCGGATGTGGCGGCGGAGAGGGCATGACTCCTCAAAGCATGATTCCGATGTTGATGGCGGCTATTTCCGAACTCATGGGTAAGGATGCCGATGAGGACATGGAGGTGAAAGCAGGACGGGTCATTAATTCTCGCAACATGGCAAAACTGCAAAATGCGTTCAACCTACTAAAAGAGGTATTGAACGCTGGAGGAGCAAACTCAGATATTGAGAAAAAGTCCATGTCGGAAGTTGAGAAAGAAACGCTTCTCGTATCTTCTTCGGACTACACCCTGTACGAAATGAAAGAACTCTTAGATCCAATTTTGGATTATTATCAAATCAAATCAGAGGTAACGGAAGAGGGTGTTCAAGTTCAAATCAGCGATGTGGCAGAAGAAGCGTTTGACGCATTGCTCAATATTATGGACACAATGTAAATAAAAAAAACACTTTTATGTTGGTTCCATTTGTAGTAAAAAGAAAACACTAAGATGAGTTATACTTCAATAACAGGTTTACCACAAAAAACAGCAAAATATCAGTGTCTGATGTCAGGCGAGAAGCGCTTGACACCATGCTCTGTTTGCTCTAATCCATCACGGTGCATTGCGAAAACAATGCACTATAAGGAGTCCACGAACATGGCTAGCGAAACACCGACAGTAAAACTTTTGGCAGACGGCGGAATCGAATGCGCAAAAGGTTTGGAACTGAAAGATTGTGGCTATAAGCCAGGTGCAAAAGTTTGCGGGAAGTGTGGAGCCAAGGCTGTTACACAGACCGAAGAAGCCGTCCCCGCTGATGCCGCTCCAGAAGTTGCTGCTCCAGTCGAAGGCGAGAAGAGTGAATGGGTCACCGCGTCAGATGAAAAAGTAGCAAAGATGGCACACGAAGATATGGAAATGGCTGAAGATGAAGAAATGCCTACTCCTAAAAAGAAAAAGAAGCCAGCAATGCCAATGGTTGCCGAAGAAGACGACGAAGAAGAAGACATGCCAGAAGATCTTGACGACGAAGAAGAAAAAATGTACGGCGAAATTGAAAAAATGATGGAGCAACGCAAAAAGGCTCGTGCCAAGCGCATGGAAACAATGGGCGTCAAGTCCGCAGACTATGACGACCTTGCTTTTGTTTGCGCAATTGAACGTCGTGTTTATGCAGGTGGTTCACAAATTTGTGCATCATGCCCAGGTGGATGCGAACAACAAGACACAATGCCAAGCCTGCTAGAGGTAGAGGGTTTGGCTGAGAGCATGTTTGCAGGTAAAGTTCTTGACTCGGGCTACGCAGATGAAGTCGACGTGTTCGTAGTTGACGTTCAACGCAAAGATGGGAAACCCGTTGAGGCTTACTTTGACGGAACAACTGGCGAATGCATGGGCTGGCATCTTCTTAATGAAGATTTGATTGGTGAAGTTGCAACAATTCCAGGACAAAAAGTCATTTCTTTCAGTGAGGCTTCTGATATTGCGACGAAGTCAATTGAAGGTGAAGTTGTTTCTGTTGACGCAGACATGTTTGACGGTTACGACGCTTACGCCGTGGAAATTGAAGGCGTGGACGGTAAGTCATACGATGTCTATGTCGGTGTAGACGGAGAAATCCTTGGCTTTGACGAATACGACCCCGAAGAAGCCGCTGACATTGACGAAGAAGTGGCTGATGTTGCTCTGAAGGCAATGTATAGCGAAGATGAGCGCATGGAAATGGCTAAGGGCGGAATGGCGATGGCGGACGGCTCTTACCCAATCAAGGACGAAGAGGACTTGAAGATGGCGATTATGTCTTACGGTCGCGCATCAGATAAAGAAAAAGCAAAAGCACACATCAAGAAGCGTGCAATGGAACTTGACAAAGAAGACATGATTCCAGCCGAATGGTCGGAAGAGAAGACTCTCCTTGACGATGAAGCAAAAGAGTTCTTGAGCAGTTTGATGGAACTTGAAATGCTTGAAATTGAAACAGGTTTTGACAAGTGAGAAAACTAAATCAACCTGTTGATTCAGTAAACACTTCAGGGCTCCTTTTTGATACAAAACAAGAACAAGCCCCTGTGGTGGTGACACCCGAAGTAGAGGTTGCTGTTGTTGAGGTTGAAGTCAAAGAAGAACCAGTAGTCGTTGAAGAAGTTGTCGAAGAAAAAGTGGAACCTAAAAAGGCTTCTAAGAAAAAAGAAGTAGAGGATGATGATGTGGTTCCGATGTCAACGATTAACAAAGCGTCAGATTCAAGCGACTGATAAGGAGAGGCGATGATTAAATCGTCTCGCGCCTTTGACGCAAACGAAAGAGTCGCAGAGTACCGAAAATCTGTTGCTGTAGTTCAAGAAAACCTTTTACTTTTTAAAGGGTTCCTCGGACCGACCATAAAAGATAAACCCGAATTGGGTTCTGTCGGAGTTAGAGCGGCGAGAGCCGCTGGTGTGATAGTCGATGCTGCTGGCAAATTGAGGTGTCCACCTGGCACCCCAAACGCAAATCAATTTACCGATATGCAAATGTCTAACTGTTTAGTTCCTAGTGCCGAAACAGCAGCGAGGGAAGTTGCCTCTCTTGCGGGGAAAATGATTGATGGTGCAAAAACCATTTTCAAATCAAAGAATGTAAGGAACGGTGCAAAAGCAGCGGGAATGGCTGCTCTGCAAACATTGGATTACTTACATGCGGACGGTTCGGGGTCACTGACTGATTCCACCCTGATGAGTATGTTGATATTCAGAGTGGGGGGCGCTCAACTAGTTGACTTTGCCACAGATTCGCTTAGCAGACGAGGCAAACTGTCCCCCGAAAAAAAAGAACAAATAGAAAACATCACAGACAAAATAAAAGCAAATGCCGCTGTTGACGCAAAAGCCTTTTTGATGGCGACACTCAAAAGACGCAAAGACAAGAAAAAGAGCCCGAAGGTTGACCCTCCTACCGTGAAGGCTCCGAGCGGATTCAAAAAGGGAAATGATGCCTTAGCGAAGGCTAAAGACTTTGAACCGACTATCGGCATAGCGGATGTGAACGGCAAAAATATTGCCCGAGATTTGCCTAGCGTAAAACCCGAAATTGATACAGCGGATAAGGCTTCTGCCCATCTTGCTAACGGTGGAAAAATAAACGAATTGGGTGACACGGTCGTCTTGGACGCAATTCTTGCAAATATTGATGTCTACGATTCGGAGGGCAACGTCTCTGAAATAAAAAGATTTGAATTGCTAGGAACTGGCGGCGGAGTCGTCGGAATGAATCGCTTGCGAGATAGGCAGACTGGGCAACTTTTTGGTGTTAAATATGCTTCAAGAACTTCAATGTGGGATGAAAATGTTCCGCACAGCAAAGCACCCTTGAGCAAGGGGCGAGCAGACCGCTGGTATGAGCCAGTTCAAGAAGTTTTAGCAACCTCAATAACCGAGGAATTCGGGTATCCCGCCTCCTCTCTTCGTGTTGTTCAAACTGCACCCGAGTCAGCATCTATGGGCGTCATCACCGATTTGGTTCACAACTCTTACGACGGGAAAATACTTTCCGCAGGTCCTGAACAACTTGAGAAAACCGATACAAGAAAACTTTTACATATGCAGGTGATGGACGTTGTTTTGGCTAACGGCGACAGACATGATGGGAATGTTCTTTTCAGTGAGACATCTGAAGGAATGGACGCTGTGCCAATCGACCATAGTTTCATCTTTCAAGTTTTTGATTTCAATGACACAGCCGAAAAATATGCCCCAATGATTAGCACTGGCACATTGGGGTTGGAACTCAGCCGACGTCACGGTTCTAGCGTTGACGAACATGCCAAACTGGTTGCGGATGCAGGAAAAGTTCTAGAAGATGTCAAAAAGATTGACGTTGACTCTTTGGAAGACAGGCTAAAAAGTCAACTTGAAGAGACGATGTCTGATAGGAATCTCATCGGACAATACAGTCTCACACCAGAAATACTAGAACAACTTGAAGAACTGCGAACAAATTTGACTAAATCAGTACAACGCTTGAGAGAAATACAGGGCATGACCCCAAAACAGTTGGCTGACATAATTGTCAAACCACCTAAGCCAAAAGCCGATTCCGCATTGGAAAATATTGTTGCGAGTGTCGTATGAGATACGCCCTAGTAACCCCAATGGAAGAGGTTTCAGGTATCCCTTATGTTCTGCTTGAGGGCGACCAAGGCATTTTTGCTGTGGTAGCCCCTGACACGAAATTCGCGTCCAACCTGAACAATCAACTGCTTATGAGCAAAAGAGATACTATTGAAAAAGCAACTACTGGAATGTCGTATCATAGTATTAGCACCAATGTTTTGGATGACAATAATATTGCGCTTTTAAGACAGTTGGCTAGAAAATGGAAAACAACCCTGCCCGCTCCACTTGCGGAGCCTGAAGCACCAAAAGAATCGGCAAAAAAATGAGCAATCATCTCAACCAAGGCTTTGAATATTTTGCACGGAAACTTCGTATGTCTATGCGTGAAAAAACGAAAATGAAAAGAACGAATATCGCATTGGGACAAGAACTATTTTTTGACCCCGAGAATGTAAAAACAAAATTTATTTTCACTAATGGTTCACAGGTGAGGAAAACAAGACTCAACGGGGACAGAGACCTTCTGAATTTCAAAGCAAAACTTTATATGAAATCTCGCACTTCTCGTTTGGGTTCAGAAACATTTGTTGGCGACGAAACAAAGCGTGGCGGTTTGGGTAAATGGTTTGATGAGGAATGGGTTGATATCTCTCGCCCCAAAAAGGGTGGGGGGTTTGAACCTTGTGGTCGTGGAGATGCTGATTCAGGTAAGTATCCAAAATGTGTGAAAAAATCTAGAGCAATGAACATGACTGCTGAGCAAATTGCTTCCGCTGTAAGCAGGAAACTTCGAGCAGAAAACTCTCAAACTCGTGTGGATAAGAAGCCCATCAATGTGTCCACAATGAAGTCTGATTTAGTGACATCCTGTTGCGAAGAAAACGAAATCAAAAGTGTAAATACCCCAACTGACCCCGACCTTTACGCAAGGGTAAAAGCAGAAGCCAAAAAGAAATTCAATGTTTACCCGTCCGCTTATGCGAATGCGTGGCTGGTTCGTGAATATAAAAAGCGTGGCGGAGGATATCGAGTAGAGAAAGATGACTCTGAGGGCTTGGAAGAGAAAGCAGGACTTATCGGTTCAAGCAGCACTGCTGGTCGTGTAGCACAATCAATCGGCTCTGCCCTGACGCCAGGCAATATTTCTCCAATCACCTCGCCTATCCGTTCAAGACTGTATGGCGCTCTAATTCCTGGCGGTGGGCAAGGAGTTCTCAGTAGGTTGAAACCAAATCGCAGAAGGCAAGCACGATGCCCTGCTGGTTTTGAATTCGGTGGAAGATTTACAGACAATCGTTTTTCTACTTGCGGTGCACAACTGTTTGAAATACCAGGTCCTTTAGAACTTATTAGACGGGCAGCGCGTCCAATAGCGGCACCGAAAATACCGCAGGCACGACAAGAAAACCTTTCGGAGGTATTAGAGGGTGCGCCAAACCCAGCAAGAACAATTCAGATTCAACGCATGGCGCAGATACCAAGAACAGGCGCATTCCAAAAAGATAAATTTAACCGCTCCGTTGCTGATTCAATCAAACTACTCAAAGGTGCGCCAAAAGGCGAGGGAAGAATGATTCGTCGAGACGGAGTAATTCTGCGCCCTGTCGTTCCTTCTTCAATTTTGCGTTCGTTTAGCGAAAATCCCGATATGGAAGACGGTGCAATGGTGCGGGCTATTCAGTTGCCTGCCGATATCGGAGCAGACGATTTGGCGTTATTGGGTGGTCCATCAATGAGCAAGATTGCTTTCGTCGCCCCCAACGGTGTGACAGTCAGCATTGAGCGCTCACGACCTTTCACAATTGGCGAAAAACGCAAGTTTCCACGAATGATTAACTCGTTGGCGGAGTCAAGCAACAAAGACAACATCATAAAAAATATTGAAGATTTTGCTGAAGATTCCCAAGGGGCGTTCAAGTTCATCGCCGACACTGGTGGAATCCCAGACGCACTGAAACTTGTTGAATACACAGGTACTGACGGCGTAAAACGAACTGCCACACGATGGATGTACGAAACATTCATTAAAGCCGATTTAGCAAAAGCACGGAAGAAACAATAAATGCAAAAAAGCGAAGTCAACTTCAAGGCTTTGACTTTCATCTCAGAACAAACCGCTAGCACTTTCAACTATGAAGTAAAAGGTGTAAGGGCTTTATGGGATCCAAGTCTTTCCATACCAGGCACGAATCGCCGTGGTGGTTGGCGTTGCCCTGTCGGTACTCGTTACGGCGGTCAGATAACCGATAGGTTCGGTCGTTCATGCGGTTGGGGTGTGGCTCGTCGTATCGCAAACCAAATTGCTGATATCGGCGAACGATTGGAGAATATTGACGACCGAAAACGCAATAATCGTCTTGCTAAACGAAATGCTCGTATGCAACGTCTTTTGGCTCGTCAAGAGAAACCTGGTTTGCTTGAGCGTGGTGCGAGAGGTATTGCTGAGGCACTTGACGGAGGACAAACACCACAACAGCGCCCAAGAATTCCTGTTCAACGTCGGCGCCCACTAGGCGGGATGATTGACCCAAATACAGGGGGAGTTATTAATTTGCCTGATAATCCCACCATAGACAGACCACGGGAAATATCGGAGCGAACCCCCGTTGCTCCTCGTAGGAGACGAGGAAATCTTCGTGAGTCGGAACAGCGAAGAATGGACAGAGAACTTGTAGAACCTGGTGCACCCCGCACAGGTGAACCACCTAGACCCAACGCCCCAAGACGTCGACGTAGAGCCGCTACGCAACAGGGCGCAAAGCGAACTGTACGCAGAAAGCCTGAAGCAGATTTTGTTGACGGTGCAAAACCCGAACCAACAAGAGTTCCACGTAGAAAACCTGCGCCACAGCCAGCAGAGCCACCAAAACTCTCAACAACAATACCAAATCCACCAACCTGGAATCCGACGGCAGACGCCGCAGCCGAAGCCGCCCGAGATTTGGGTGGAAGTTTGCCAGATGAGCGTTCAATAAGAAATGTTCGTAACCGTTTCCGTGAACGAGGACTTCCAGATACCGCTTATTGGCGTGAAAAAGATTTTCCTGAAGGTGAAGAAAAAGCGGAACTTGAAAGAAGGTTTGGGCGCTATTACGGCAAAGATAAAAAACGTAATGCGCGAGGCAATTATGTAAACCAAAAAATCTCTGGCAACCAAGGCGGCTTGGCGAACAGAGGTGGCGCTCGTAATCCTGCGCCTACGCCTACGCCTGCGCCACCAGCACGTCCAGCAGGTCCGCCTCCAATTCGCAGGGTGTTCAATGTTGAAGGTGAGTTTAATAAACCCGAAGATGCTGACATGCTTGATTTAGTGCGTCAAGACTTGAATGGGTTTGAACCGAACGCATTCAACAATTTGCGAAACCAAAATAAAGACGCTTTGGTTGAAAAACAGAACAAATTAAAAGAAGCCCAAAAGGAAATAGATGAAAGATTTGAAACAGCGCTTGCTGCATGGAATAAAGATAAAGATGTAGGATTTCAAACTCGAGCAGATGCTCGTGCCAACATGGCGAGAGCACACATTGAGCGTGAGCGCAATAGAATTGAACGAGAAGCCGTAAGTCTGCGCATTATTGAAGTTGACGCAGGGATTGCTTTTCAACCCAAACAAAGAAATCCATTACCAGACAGAGCGCAACGAGTAAGAGTGCCTCAAGCACCAGTTCCTGATATTCCAGAACCAGAAGGCGGATTTGATGTTTCTCCACCTGCCCCCAAAGCAGACCATTCGCCAGAAAAACTTGGTCGCCTTGGTGAGGACGGTTTGCCAGAAATAAAAACCGTTCCCATTGGAAACAAGGGACTGGACACAAAAGAAGATGCGATTGGGCACTTGGAGCGAGGCGGTGATTTGGCTGATGTCCCAGACGACTTGCTTGCTGACGCATTGTCGGGGGCTACTGGTCGATTCGAGAAAAATGATGCTGGTGGTGGCGTCAACGCATTACAAGTCAACGACAACATGTTCCTATTCAAAGACAGAGTCACTGGCAAAAAATATTTCCTGAAATATACAAACGGAGCCGTAGCAGAAAATGAAGACATTCACGAACTTGTAGGCAACAACATTGCAGGACGATTCGGTATGCCAATTGGTGCTGTGAGAACAGACGGTAAACAAAAAGGCAGAGGGAACGCACCTTACTCAGCAGGTAGGGCTATCGTTTTTGAGCATGCCGCAAACTATGCGGAAGGCGATATTGAAAGCCCAAGAGGTGCGGGAATTCAGGGTCGCATCAAAGCATCCGACCGAGTTCGTGCAACTCTTATGGATTTCGTGATAGTCAACAGAGACCGCCACCATGGGAACTTCTTTGTGGCAACTGATGCCAATGGAAACAAACGATTTGTCCCCATTGACCCTTCTTTGGGATTTGATGTGAATTGGGGTGGACGAGACTTTCAAGGTTTTGATGGCGATGATGCAGGCTTCAACGCATGGATGAATCACAATTATGGTGGCAAAAGAAATGAAATGCTCAATTCGCTTCGGGCTCAGTTCCAGAACCAAGAACTGAGCAGGCGTGAAATGGTTGCCGCTATCGCAGATGTCCAAAGGTCTATTCGCGAAGCAGAACGCAAAAACCCATACATGAACGTTGTTGATGATGCCCTCAAAGCGGGAGGAGATGGGACTCAACAGCCACGGGCTGGAGATAACGCCCGTGAGCGAATTGGTGTCCGTCCCATGAGGAAAATGAAATACATCACCGATGTTGACCCAAGCAGACTCGCCGATTTGATACTAGGATTGTGAACATGAGGGCAGCCATTATCACCTCCAAAGACGATTCGGTTAAATCGTCACCCTTGGTCATAGTTGAGGACGACAAGGGAATCCTCAAGTATTACTCGCAAAACCGTGAGGCAGACAAACTTGATAACGAAAACTTTTTGTATGCCAAAAAGAATTCGCCGAAAATAGCGAACTTGGAGCATATGTTGCACGGGTATTCATACTTTGATACTCAGGTTTTTGAGTACGAGGGCTCTGGCAAAGAGAAGATTGACAATATGCTTTTGTCTATTGGACACAAAAAACTAAACAACAAATAATATATTTACACTAGGTCGTTTGAAATAGTAAAGCCCTTTTAGTGATAACATTTTAATGTAGCGATATAGCAACTGTGATATTTGCAGGGCTCGCCGAATGTCTTTCAACTGTGGAAAGTAAACAATGAACCTAGTTTTCATTATCAAAAACCGTGACAACACGCCATTTATGGTTGTTAGAACCACACCCAACGGCTCAACCTTTGAGCCCATGTCGGAACCTGCCAAAGACCTTGCTGTCATCTTGCGTCAAGAATACGGAAAAACACCGATTACGAAACCTGAACTAGTTCAATCAATGGACGCATCAAAAATCATTGAAGGACCGAGCCCATCAGGGACAGCATTACAAAAGAAAGTCATGAACCTGTCTCTTGAAAAAATTGAACTACCAAAACTTCCCGTTCTTTCTATTTCTGAAGTGTTGTTATCTGAGTTCTCTAACGAAGAATTCAAAAATGTTTTAACTTTCAAAGCATCATCCTTCATATCCGACCAAACTCGTTCGTCGGCACATTTTGAAATCAAAGGTGTTCGTGCTATTTGGGATCCAGGTTTGGCGATTCCTGGTACGAACCGTCGTGGCGGTTTTCGATGCCCTGTTGGTACAAGATACGGTGGACAAATAACAGACCGATTCGGTCGTTCATGCGGGTGGGGGATAGCAAGGCGTATTGCTAACCAAATTGCCGACATCGGTGAGAGATTAGAACAACGAGATGACGACAAACGAAAGCGTCGCCTTGACCGCCGCAATGCTCGAATGATTAGACGGCTTGGTGGTGTTGCAGAAACAGGTCGTGTTGAGGGTGGTTTGCGTAACATCGCTCGACGCCTTGACGGTGGAAGTGATGCAACCCCAAAACCAACTAGACCACGAAATCGACCGAATCGTGATGAGGCTAGAGATTTTGCGCAGCGAGTATTTAACGAAAGCACCGTCGGAAGAATCATCAATGATGTTCGCCGACGACCCCAGAATGTTGAAGAACCAGAAGCGCAAGCGCCATCTACACGAGTTCCGCGCAACAGGCGACGAGATGTAACACCAGAAACAGAACCAACCCCAAGACCCGAACGAAGACCACGCCCAGAAGTCGCCCCACGACCGAGGAACGTTGATGTACTCACACCACAAGACGCGTCCGACGCAGGAGAAACAGAAGACTTCAAACCTTACGTATTACGAAAATACAACGAGTACGCAAAACGAGTTCGGGAAATTCGATTGGCTGGCGGTAATGCGGGAATGTTGACTCGCCGTGAATGGTACGCAATCAACAAAGAAAATCTTCGTGAGGCTTGGAAAGACGCTCACGGTCGTAGCGCACCACAAGATTTTGAACCACCAACACCACAGGCTCGTCGCCCACGAAACAACCGTCGTCGCCGTAGGCAGTCAACAGCACAAGGCGCAGGGCGTTCTGCTACTCGTAGACCAACACCTGATGATGTTCCCGAACCACCGCCTGCACGACCCGTAAGACCAGCACGACCTCGTCGCCCTCGCCGTCCAATACCAAACAATGCGGGTTTCGTGACACCTGGTGATGGGGGCGGAGCACCGCCAGAAGTAAGACCACCAGCAGCGCCACCGTCGGGCATCTCAGCAGATTTCCCAAGTGCGCCAGAGCCGTCAACAACCACCCCACCGTCACCAGCAACACCGCAAGTACCGCAAGCACCACGACAAAGAAAATCTCCTTTCCGTAAATTCGCTAGAAGCAAAAATGCGCATGGCAAATTGAAGATAGATAGACGGAACTCTCCAATCGGAAAATTTGTTTCAGAAGAAGACCGAACGATTAATACGGAACAAAAAGCGATTGACCATATAAAAAATGGTGGAGACATACAAAAGGTTCCAGCAAAATACATGCACATCGCTATTGAGGCAAACGCTTCATCAGATCCACAAGACGTGAACAAGCGTTTCAAAAAAGTATCACCCAACGGTGGGGCGGTAGGTGTAACTAGAGTTTACTTTTTGCGTGACGAAGATGGAAATCCAACTAACCAAGGGTGGGTTTTTAAGGCTGCCAAACCTTACGACAATGTCGGCGAACTCATTGGGTGGAACTACTTGGCTGCTGTTGGTATTTTGGAGGACGGAGCAATTCAAGACGGAAAACTTGAAGCGGATGTACGCAAGCCACTCGGAACAATCCGAAAAGGAACTCCTTACATAATGGTGCCTCTAGCCCACAATGATGTTCCCGAAGGGGCGATAATAGGTCCCCCTAATCGTGGCTTTGACTTCAATAAATCCGAACTAGACGGACTACCTGATAAAGGTTTCCCTGAAAGATTGGGCAATGTTCTAGCCAATTACATTCTCGGTGTTAGCGACCGACACGCAGGAAACGGGATGGGTCGTGTCGTGGAAACACCAGATGGACAAAAGTTCGCGCATGTTGTACCCATGGACTTGGGTTGGGCTGGGAGAGCGCACGGAGGAGGATTTGAGAATTACGTACGGGGTTTTAGAATGGATTCAGACCTCATTGAAAAAATGCGCACGGGTCTACCTCAAATGGATCCAGCGCAAAGACGTGAAGTTTATGCACGGATTCAAGAAGTATACAGACAGGTTGTTGCGCAAACAGAACGAACACTTGCTGTCGGTCGTGAACAATTCATAAAAGACGGATTGCAAAAAATAAGCAAGACTGACTCAAGTAAAGAACGAGCAGGAAGAATTTATGATGGCATGGTGCGAAGTCTGGCAAACCTTCGCAGTGCCGAAGATCTGATAGTCAACCTAATTCCAACTAATCAAAGGTAATCATGAAAGAGTTTTTCATAGGTCAATTCATGGATCCATTTACTAATAAAGTGTATGGATCTTGCGCTGGCAAAAACATTGATGGACTTGTAGAAATACACGCTTCCGATAAGGAACTTGTTGACCAACTTATTGAAATCCTTTCAGAATCTTCGGCACGAAACGAGATTCCTTTAGAAGGAAGCGGTATGGAATACATCCTTTACCGCATCAATGCAATGTCCGCACAATACAGTTCTGACGGGCAGGTAACTGAAGAAATGTATAAAAACCGAATCAAGTCACTTCCAAGCAAAAAAAGTTTTAAGGCTTAAACAGATGCTCCAGAATATTGTTGACTTCAAAGCGAAATCTTTCTTAACTGAAAGAAACACTTCAACTATGTCTTATGAGGTGAAGGCTGTTCGTGCTATTTGGGACCCGAGTTTGTCTATTCCTGGAACGAACCGTCGAGGTGGCTGGCGATGCCCTGTGGGGACTCGCTACGGCGGACAAATTACTGACCGTTTCGGCAGGTCTTGTGGTTGGGGTATCGCACGACGAATTGCTAACCAGATTTCCGACATTGGTTCACGGTTGGAGAATGTTGATGATGCTCGCAGGGGTCGCCGTATTGCCCGTCGAGAACGAAGAATTCTCGCTCGTTTAAATCCCCAAGACGCACGCGCTGGTCGTCTCGAGCGTGGATTGCGTGGTGTTGCGGAAAGATTGGACGGCGGAGAAACATCAACTCCCAGTGGGGGGCGACGGAGGACAGTAACTGCGAGACCGCCATCAGTTGACGCACCTGAAGCAATTAGCGAATCAACACCCGATGCTCCACGCCCACAGCGCAGACGGCGAGCACCTGCTCGTCCTGTTCGTGAAGAAAGGAATCTCCTCGCAGCCGAACCGACAGAAGTTTTGGAAGAAATGCGTGCGGAGTTGGAAAACGCTACTGGTGGCAGAGATAGTGATGATTACAAGCGAGTAATGGCGGAGTTGAAAAGGCGTGAAGCCCCCGCTCTTCCTGCTCGTAGACGGCAACCTGCAAGGCGTCGTGGCGGAAATCTTCGCGAGTCGGAACAGCGGAGAATGGACAGAGAGATTGAGGATCCAGGTGCACCTCGTACTGGTGAAGCGCCTGCTCGTCGCCGTCGCCGTGCCGTTGTTGAGGCGACGAACAAGCCGAAAGCACCAGTCCAAAAACCTGAGGCAGTTGTTGAACCAAAAGTTGTTAAACCTCGTCGCCCAAAACCCAAAGAAAACACAGAGCAACGAATTGAGAGATTAATTGAAGAAGAGGCGGAGATATCACGGCGGATAAGGGACAGAATGTTGATTGACATTGGAAACCCGCCAAAAGATTTTAGACAAATTGGCAATGGACAATGGAGAAAAGGCGATTGGCTAATTACAACAGACCGAGAAGACGACAGAGTGCTAGGGCTTTCTGCTTCGCACCCTCGGAAACGAGGACTGATACAGGCTCGTAATTTTGATGAACTAGTTAGAAAGATTGAAATTGCTGACCGATTGCCCAGCCAGCCACCCCCCGCGCCTCAACCAAGGCGCCGAAACGAAAGGCAAGAAGTCAATCTTAATCGAGTTGCGGGCGACCAATCTTTTATGGAGGTGCTCAGAGATGAGTACATTCCCAATGACCGAATAATGATTGTTAATGACGCTCGCAATTTTCCTCAAGACCCAAGAGAAAAAGACAAGAAGGTGCAAGCCGCTCGTCGAAGCATGAAGCAAGCCGAAGAATACCTACGCAAAATAAACACAGCAATAGCAAGAGGTGAAATTTCCGACAGAGACTTCGTCAGAATGACCATGGATTCCAACGCAGGACCAGAAGAATTCAGTGTCGCAAGAGTCAAGGAAATTATTGAAGGTTATAGAGACGGATGGAATGAGGTTCGTATAGCGAATGAAGGTCGCAAACGACCCGTTTCTGAAAATTTGGAGAAACGACCGATAACACCTGCACCGGCTCCTGCAGCAAGAAATCCCCTGCCAGCAGGATGGAATCAAGGACCTAACACGATTATTACCCACGACAACGGCGACATAATTGACCAGCAAATTGCCACTAACAAATGGTTTGTTATTCATGGACGACCCGCTCAAACAAAAAGGGGTTTCGATAACCGTGAAGATGCAATCGCATGGCACAAAAAAAATGTTCTCAATCGCAATGCGTCAGCGGTTGACCCGATAGACGCACCATTTATTGCACCAGACAAAAAAGATGTCAGGAAGGCACCAGATGCCCTTAAGCACAAAGCACCCAAAATTGAAGTAGCGAAATTCACCGCTTCACAAGAAGAAGCAATAGAACGAATACTGTTAGAAATCGCAGATGCAGAAAAATTAAATAAGTTTTCTTTGGCTGTAGACCAAGCAAACTTTTATCAAAATGAAGGACGCCAAAACGCTTTAAGAAGTTATCAAAAACGGCTTGCTGAGATTGCGTCTAAATTACGAAATGATCCTGGAGCGCGAGTGCCTGCTCGAGTTGACGCTGAGATTGCTCAAGCGAAAAAAGACTTGTTGCGCTCAGTCGGCGGTGGAAGCATTGATACCGCTAAAGCAAGACTTGAACAACTAAACAATCAATTGGAAGAAAAGTTTTCTCAGTTGAGGCAACCTGTTGGTGTCGGTGCTGCAGAAATAGGCGCCGGCAGAGTGCAGACAATGGAACGAATTGGTTTAATCAAACAAGAGATGGGAAATTTAGAGGGAGTGATTGAGGTACTTGGCTCTCTAGATGCAGAGGTGCGCAAAACAGTAGAAAGAATCAGCCAAGGATACGAGTTCAATCCTGATGCAACTGATATTCCGAAACCAACCCCACAGGCTGTCAAAGCAAAAATAAAAGAGCAAATTGATGGAGCAATTAATCGCAGGCAGGGGAAACTTGCTAAGTACCTGAAAGAAAGATACCCACAGGGTGGGGCTCCTTATGAAGATATGACACCAGAAAAATGGCGCGGTTTGTCATCGCAGCAAAAGGAAGCATATGTAAAAGATGCTTATAGTCACAAGTTAATCAAAGGGAAAAACGGGAAATTCTATAACGCCGTTGCGCAAGTAAATGGAAATAGTGTTGAAGTGGTATTCAATGAAGTTAACGCCGAAGGGCAAGTTATTAGAGCGCGCATCGGGTCTTCCTCCAGAGTGTTATTTTATATGGGCGACCAGCAGGTGTATCAACAAGGCATGAATGTGCGAAGCAAACTAGACAGAGGCGCAGACATTCAAACCATTTACAATCAACATGCTTTTCTTTATTTAAGTAAAATAGGTATTACCAAAGCCAAGGTGAACGCAATGGATGACGGACAGTATGTTTGGGCTCGAGTCGGTTTTAAACAATCTGGGGGAGTTGACCGAGCCAGATTGCGGGCTCTTGAATCGGAAATGCGGTTCTACGAAGAATTTGGGGCAGGCGGTCTCATATCAAACGATACAGAATACGCAAGAATTGCTTCAATTCTGAAACAAGCAGAAGGTGGGACTAAGTTTTCCCATCAAGACATTATTTTCGCTGTAGATGACGTTGATGATAAGGCTAGGGCGGAATATGTGAAACAATGGTTCAAGAGCAACATTCCGTTCGGTGGAGGAGTGCTAAAGTTCGCTGACCAAAAAGTTGCAGGAGTAGAAAGAACGAGGCGACCAAGAGCGCCAAGGGTAAGGGTTTAACATCATGAAACTCACACCAGAACAAAAATCCTCTATCAGAAACGAACTATTTGCAAAAGTCAAGAATGCGGAAGTGCGCTCAAAAATTATTACCACTGCTTACGGATACGCAGACGAAAACGGGAAAGATGGGGACATTGAATCAATGGTTCTGTACCTTATGGACAACCAGGATAAAGTCAATGAACTGTTTAAGGAATATGGGATGTCTATGCCATACGCATCAGAGGTAGAGCAATCGTCTAAAAAAGACAAAAAATAATGGCAAAAGAAAAAGATAATTTGACAACTCGAGATCAGGCTCTTCGGGTCGCACGTATGCTCGGGTGCCAAGGAGCACACGAAACCGAAAAGGGCTGGGTGCCGTGCGCCTCGCATGAAGAGTATGAGGCAATTAAAAAAGGCAAAGAAGAATATCTGAAAGTTCTTGCTGCCAAGAAAAAGAAACCTTTGCCAAAGATGGTTCAACGCACCAAGCGTTTAGAAACTAAATCTGATGCATATTACGAAAATCGTGCTGACGCTTTGTCTATTTCTAAAATTCGTGGTTGTGGTGGTGTTCGCACCGTGATGCTTGCGGGGAAAAGGTATTACACGCCTTGCGACCATAAACCTCGTAAGGGTTGGGAAAAACTTGACGAGAAACCTATTACTGGTATCGCAACTTTACCAGGCGGGGGGTTGGTTACTGGTTCTTTTTCGGGGAAGTCTTTAGGTCGCCCGATTGGCGGTGTATCTGACTCTGATGGTGATGGTGACGGATTCACTACTGGTCCTGACGGAGAAGACAATATCCCTGCACCGTTGCGGTCGGTTAAAAGAACTTTGCAGGACAAACTAAAGCAAGGTCCTTTAAAATTTGTTGGTGGACTCGATGCGGACAGAGGTATACCGCGCGTACTCAATGCTGAAGAGTCTCGGGCAAGATACGGCAGTACGAGAAAAAGCATGACGGAATACATGCAGAAAAAATACGGCATTAAAATTGATTTTGCCGAAGAAACTAAAGAACAAAAAACTGAACGAGTAAAAAAAATAAAAGCAGGCATAGCGGAAAGTTATCCAGACCTATCCCCACGAGAAGTATCTGCTCGCGCTACAAAAATAAACTCAGTTATCAACGAACGAATAAAACTAACGAAAGAACTATGGAGATATTTGGAAAACAGAGGCGCCAAAGAAACGGATAAGGACTTAAGCCTTAGACAGAATCAGTACCCAATGTTTTATGAACAAGCCAAAAACATGGAATCAGAAATCCATGGGGCAATGCAGGGGGTGGAGGATATTTTATCCAACATCAATTTGTCTGACGGAGAAAAATCAAAGATAGTGGTTCGTTTGGCTATGTTTGACCATTTTGACCCACACGCCGAAAATGAGGGGTTTGTAAGAGTACAGCGTGATGATGCTGGTGTCCCAACAGTAGAAATGAACGTAATCACCAAAGCATGGGCATACGACTTTAATGATGAAGACCAATTAAGTATTGCTCGTAGTAACACATATGCTTTAGATCCAAACGATCTACCAGAACAAGTTGGTGCTCGCTTTGAAGTTCCTTTGCGAAAAGGAGACGAGAAAACAAATGACGAAATTAGAAAAGATATCAGGAAATCGCTAGAAGATATGCCGTTTGGTGAATTCCAGCATAGGAAAGGGTATGCAACAGCAGTTCATGAATTTGCTCATGTCTTGGACGCTCTTGCAATTCAAAATTTAGATAAATGGGTACAGGAAAATCCTGAAGACAAAGAAGCAAAAGACTTTCTTAGCAGAATCAAACTGATGGAAAATATTGCCAACAATGGTGATCGTGACGGAAAAATCAGAGCAGAATTTTTGTCTGTAGCACTCAGGGATTTAATGGGAGAAAACCCTCAAATCAGTAAGTACGCAAAATTCAATGAAATGGAAAGAGCAGCCGAACAACTTACTGCTTGGTTTATTTTTTCCAAAGCAAATGGTATTTCTGGTGATGAAGAGATGAGAGAAAGGAATGACGCTGATAATGCAAAAGACATTCTTCGTCTTCCATTGGAAATGTTTATGAAGAGTGTTGATCGTAAACCAACTTTGACCGTAGTCAATAAAATATCATCCAATTTTGAGGAGATACTGAGCAGAAATCACCCTGTTGGGCAGTTTATCTTTGGTGGATTGAAGCAAAAAAATCCAAAAGCGTCTGAAGGTAAAGAAAAACCCGTAGAGGAGAAGGGTTTTGTTAACTTTGTTAGCCGTTCAACAGACCCTGATACTTACAGTGACCCCGAGTCTGCCCGTATCCGTGCACGAAATCTCGGATGTATCGGCATTCGTCGCTATACGGCGCGGGATGGAAAACTTGTTTGGATGCCTTGCACAAATGTGTCCGACTACAACCGTGTCACAGGTATCCGAGGAGATAACAGCCCTAGGGTTAACCCAAGACGACAAGGTTCGGCTTTCAGAAAGAAAGGTTCAGACAACCCTCTGAGCACATTGTCGGAAGGGGTAACTTTATTCAAGGGCGTACCCAAAGCCCGCAAGAAGCCTCCGACAGTTACAAGCACCGATATCAATAACCTTGCCGTGCGAGTCCGTCAACACAACGCCAAAGCCAAACCTACACAGCGGGCTAACCTGCGAGACCTCAAAAATATATACCTACGGGGTCTTCAAGATGGTGACAAAACCTCAGCAAACAAGCGTGTTTCCAAGTTTTTATCACTATTGATGTCCGACAAACCAAAAGATGTCAAATATTTTGATGACAATGATTTACTTCCGTTAGACCACCCATGGCGCAACCGCAAAACAAACAAGAAGCGAGCAGGATTTGACGACGGCGAATACGGAGTCAAATACGCCGAAAAATGTTGCCCACAAGTCGTAAAGCGATATCACGCAAAGTAAACCCATAGGGGGTTGCATTTCTGATACTACTTTGATGTTATTCTCGTAATACAGCAAATGTAACTGACTAGGTGCTTACCGAAGTCTTCGAAATAAAAAATAAGTAACCACCAACCAATCAATTCACCAGGAGTGAAAATCATGTCATTTGACAATAGTCGTTTAACTGAACTTCAAGGCGCAATGCGCGCCAAGATGGCAGAGAATAAGACAATCGCAGACAACTTCAAAATTGAAGATGGAACTGTAGTTGTTTCAGCAGAACAGAAGACAGCCTTCGATAAGAACATGTCTGATATCCGTGAAATCAAGGGTCTCGTTGAGAGCCTTGAGGCAATGCGTGATGCAGACAAGTGGGCTTCGGAGCCACAGGATTCTGTAGCACAGGCTTCCGCTTACGCAACTTCAGAATTGCAGAGTGCACTTCAGCAAGTTCGTTCCAAGACCATCGGCGAATCGTTCCTTGCTTCGGCAGAGTTCAAGTCGTTGCTTGCTAGCGGTTCAGCAAACATGCCAGCCCCCTACAAGTCGGGCGATTACAGCGTAAAAGATCTGTACTCGGCTCTTCCAACAGGAACCCCTGGCTCGTTTGGAACCATTCAGCGAGATGCAATGGTTATCCCACCAATGCGCACGAAGCGTGTCCGTGACTTGTTCCCAAGTCGCACCACGACCGCAGCGATTATTGAGTACTTCCGCATGACGGGCTTCACCAACAACGCAGCGGCAGTCGCCGAGCGTTCGGGTGATGCTTTCGGCGCAAAGCCTCAGTCTTCGTTCACCTTCGTTGGTCAACAGGCTCCTGTCCGCACCTTGGCTCACTGGGAAGCCGCACACCGCAATGTTCTTGCTGATGAGCCACAACTACGCTCAATCATCGACAACGAGTTGATGTACGGTCTCCGTTTGCAGGAAGATGCACAAATCTTGAACGGTTCAGGAACTGGTGAGAACCTCACTGGTATCTTGAACACCTCAGGTGTGCAGACCTACTCTTGGTCGGCTGGCACATACTCAGAAACTGCTGGTATGAGCGACACCAAGGCAGACGCAGTCCGCCGTGCCGCAACCCTTTCCTTCTTGGCTTACTACGAGCCATCGGGTATCGTTCTTAACCCGAACGATTGGGAAGACATCGAACTCAGCAAAGATGGCAACGGCGCTTACGTCGTGGCAGTCTCTGTTGCGATGGGTGGCGAACAGCGTTTGTGGAGGATTCCAGTCGTGGACACCCCTGCAATTGCTGAGGGCACAGCACTTATCGGTGCATTCGGTACGGGAGCACAAATCTACGACCGTGAATCACCAAGCATCCGAATCAGCGAACAGCACGCAGACTTCTTCGTGCGTAACGCAATCGTGATTCTTGCTGAGCAACGCCTCGCCCTCGCTGTGAAGCGACCAGAGTCGTTCGTCAAAGTCACATTTGATAACGCACCAGCATCCTAATAACTAAGTAATTCACAAAACCCCCGCTCTAGCCGAAAGGTTGGGGCGGGGGTTTCGTGTTTTGTGGGATAATAAATACTATGAAATTCTCTGACATTTTGACCGAGCAACAGATTTCTGTTCGCATCAAAGCCGATAAACAATGTCCAAAAGCAACACAGGACATTGCAGTCAATCTTGCCAACAGAGGCAAAGCAATCAAGACAGCAATGTATGGTCCACTGAATCCCGCCGAACCCAATACAGAGTATTGGGGCAAGTTGGCAAAAGAGTGGGATGTGGATACAACATCTGCAAAGAAACAACTGTGCGGTAACTGTTCTCTTTTTATCCAAACTCCGTCAATGAAAAAATGTATTGAATCTGGTGTCACCGGTGGGGAAAGACAAGATGAATGGGAAGCGATAGATAGCGCTGGTGAACTTGGATATTGCGAAGCGTTTGATTTCAAATGTGCATCAAAAAGAACATGTCGCGCATGGGTCGCTGGTGGACCAATCATTAAAGAGAAATCTGCTGAACCGTTACGAGACCCTAAAGGTGGTTTGACTGCGGCTGGTCGTGCACATTTCAACAGAACAGAGGGATCTAATTTAAAGCCGGGCGTCAAGGGTCGTGCTGACACACCAGAAAAGATGCGTCGAAAGGGTTCTTTCCTTACAAGGTTTTTCACCAATCCGTCAGGTCCTATGAAAGACGAAAAGGGTCGCCCGACACGGCTTGCTCTTTCCGCCGCGGCGTGGGGTGAACCAGTCCCACAAGACAGGGAATCAGCGGCTCGCCTCGCCGAAAAAGGCAGACGATTGCTTGAACGATACAAAAACTCCAAAGACAAGGATTAACCGTGGAGCGATTTTGGTATGGCGCAACAGTTCTTGGGGTTGTTGACGGAGACACCGTCGATTTGATGGTTGACCTAGGTTTTAGTGTGCACCACAAAATTCGTGTCCGCCTATACGGCATCAACACCCCTGAATCACGAACAAAAGATTTGAAAGAAAAAGAGTTGGGTCTAAAAGCAAAGAAGTTTGTTGAGGATTGGATGACTAATCATAAATGGGTTTTCGTAAATACCATTCCCGATAAAAACGACAAGTATGGTCGTGTTTTGGCGAGAATCTATTCATCAGACAAAATTGATGACCCCAAAACAGCGTGCCTAAATATTGACATGATTCAATCGGGAAACGCTAGAGAATATTATGGTATCGGAGATAAAACTTGGGCAGAGTTCAAAAAGGAAACAAAATAAATGGAAAACGAAAAATCAATTATAGAAATGTTGATGTCAAGGCTCCCAGTGAGGGTTGTGAGCATGGCAAAACCGATGATGCCCAATCTTCACCCTGAAGAAAAAGCGCTTGCGGATGCCTTGGTGCAAATTACTCAGCGGTACGGTAAATTCAATCAGGACTACACAGGTGTATGGGCTGGTTATGATGATCCATCAAAAAACGAAGTGGCGCAGATAGGCGTCAAGTGTTCTAATTGTGTTTTATACGAAGGGGGTTCTTCGTGCAAGATAATCTCACTACCTGTCGCCCCTGAAGGAAAATGCAGATTCGCTGTCATTCCTGACGGAGTTGTAAAAGCAAAACAATAGAAGGTTACAAATATTTAGAGTTTTCTCGCTCCAACCAATTTATTTGAC